ACCCTTCCAGCCAACCAAGACTTCGCGCACAAAGCCTGCATCATCCATTTCATTTGACTTGACTTTTTCGATCAATACATCCAACTCAGACTGAGGAAGACGCTTAAAGACCGCATCAAACGTAGGCTTGACACGCGCACCAGGTAAATCGACGGTGACAGGATAGGAATAACTGGGGGAAACGCTAATTTTGAACATGGTATGTACTCCGTTAATGACAGAGCACATCCTACGCGTGCGCGCAAAAGAAAATAAGGCGGAACACAGTCCGCCTTATTTAGATAGAAACCAGCAAAAAACAAACTACAGGCAGGTAATCACCAACTCGTCATTGCCCGTATTGGGCAACATCAATAACGGCATCTGAATCATCTGGATACCATCCTGATCAGATAACTGTACATCGGTCGCTTGTACCATAGGGGCATCAATTTTAACCTTTGAACCTGCCACGACACCATGTGTCAAGGTCAATGCACCTTTAGTTCCCGCCGTGACTGCGGCAAAGAAATCTTTGGCAGCCATGGTGGGTTGCTCCATGGTGATAGAGCCTGATGCTGCACGATCTGTAAACACCACATTTTCGCCGTTGATGAGCGAACGATAGACCACCTTGTTGCCCATATCAAAGCTAAAATCAGATAACAATGCAGCATAGCCATGCAGCGATGCCGTCGTGTTTTGAGCATTGACCGCCAAGGGCGCAGTAAAGGCAGTTAGCGTGACGAATGGGAGTGCAGTATCGGTTGGTGGGGCATATAATCCCGTAAACTTAAACGACAATATGGGTACGCCCTTTGCGTTTAGTTTAGCCGTAAAAGACCCGCGTGAACCCACGATTTTATAGTTGACACCATCAACCCCAGCATAAAAGGTTAATGATTGTTCCGACGCAGAAACAGGCGCGTAAATCACACTCACACCCGCCGATACCGTTTCCGACATCCCGCTGCCTTTGAGCAATACCCCCCAACCAGGCGCAACGCCCAGCGTGCCACTTGCCGAGAGTTCCACGTCAAAACTGACCTCAGCATGACGCTCGGTAATCACCTTACCGCCGCCGCCAAAATAAGGCAAAGCCACTTTACGCTCGGCACTGGCAGTCACAATCGGGTTAATCTTCAGGTTTTGTACCAGCATCGCATTGGTTGCGCCCACTGGAACTGAGTCTGTGCCATAGACGGTTTCAACCTTCGCCAATAGAATTTGTCGTAATGATTTCATGCTGCTTCATCTCCCTTTTCGGCGGGTTTGGTTTCTTCGGGCGGGACTTTTACTTTCAAATCCTCCTCTCCCTCTTCAGGTACGCGTACACGCTTTCCTGTGATAGGGTCAATCATATAACTGCCGCCCTGACCATCAAATTCATCGTTAAACATCGCTACTCCTAATTTCGCTTATCGGTTTGGGTGCTATATTCATCCTGCCACCACAGCACGCCATCTTTGAGCTCGATCAACCCACCTCGAACAAACAACAATGGGTCATAGATTGCAGCAGGCTCCCATCCAAACAACGCCGCATCAACCTTTACTCTCAGCCCATCCAAATCTACCCCAGCCGCCACGCCAGCGGCATCACGCGCATTTTTGACCGAATAAATCACCGCTACAGATAACTGCCGACGCTGCGCCACTTTGCCAGTCATATAGCGGTTAGTATTACCAGATTCAGACAACGACAACACAAAAGCCGTTGGGTTTCTCGGTTGCCCCACCTCACGCAAAGCCGCCAAGTCTGCCCCCGTCAGCACATCCCGAAAATCAGACACATCCGCCTTTATTTTAGCAAGAACTAAACTAGCTAGGCTCATTTAAAATGTGCCAAAGTCGTGGGGGTAAACACGCGAGGCGCACTCGATACCCGCGCCCCACCCACCGCGCTTGGTGGTGTCACCTCGCCCATAGCCACACCCAAAGAAGCGCGCCCAGCAGCAACATCGCGCAACCACTGCACCGCTTCATTGCGCAGGTCGATGACGCGTTGAGTAGCGCGGTCGTTATACAAGTAGTACCGCGCCAAATCACCCGTGATACGCCCAAGCTCAGGCGGCACGCTGGCAAGCGGCAAGCTATACGCCGACCGCAAATAGCCATCTACCACCGCAGACGCATCGCTAATCGCTCGCGCCAGGATAGATTGGTTAACGACACCAACATTGGTCGGGTCGGTGAGCTGCAACACCTCATCAACCCCGAACCGCTCCTCTAAATCAGCTTGCGTGACGTAGCCCATGATTTACTTTTTAGTCTTAACAGCTGCATCAGATACAACAACAGACGCATCAGTGGCCACGCCAGGTGCGACAGGTGGATCGGCAGTCACGCCAGGTGCAGCAGACGTATCGGCAGTCACGCCAGACACAACAGGCGCATCAGTGGCCACGCCAGCAACAGGCACTAATACAGACTCCGCTTCGCCAATCACCCCCAGCTTCTGCAACTCTGCCACTTCTTTGTCAGCAACTTCAACAAAGCCATCGTGCATAATGCCTTCAGCGGTCTTAATAGGCTGCAATACTTTATAGCGCATCATTTACCCCTTAAGCAGGATTGATAATCAAATAACCACCGCCCATACCAGACAACACAGGCGCACGTTCATACGTCGCACCGTAAATCCAGCTCTTTGCAGATTGGTCGTAGTAAGGAGCTTCCACAAATGGATTACCTTCCATGGTGTAGGTATAACCATAGCTAGGCTCTTCCATTCCAACCGCTACAGGTGGAACGTATGCCAGCACGGCATTGTTACCCCAAATATCGGTAGAAACATTCGCATCGCTAAAGTAAATACCACCACCCACAACAACTTTGTCCACCCCAAACAAGCCCGCCAACATTACGGGGGTAATCTGCGTCGCATCGGGTGATACCTGCGCGTTGTATTGCAAGCGCGCCACCACGGTGGGGTTGTTTTTGGCGGCGTTAAAAGCCTTGGCAGACAATACCAATACATTTGGATACACGCCAAACTGGGTACGAATCGCCTCCTTAGCCGCATCAATATCGTCCAGTGGCGTACCTGTTGCCGCTGACCACTTAGTTGCACCCGCCAAAGTCACTTTATTGGTAGCGGCATAGTTTGCCGCATTAGTGGCAATGGTCGCTTGATCCACCTCCAACGCCAAGGTGACATTTGACATCGCCACAGAAATAGAGCGAGAAGCCAAATCAATATTCGGCACCAACTGCGCGTCACGCAAGTGCTCACGCGGCACAGGAATTTCCAAGGAGTCTTGCAACAAAGCGTAGGGCTTGCCTAAATACCCTGGCTGAATACGCGCCGTTTTCGAGCCTGGCACACGCTTGGTATTGTACAAACGCATCGCATCTGGACCAAACTCAATCACCTGCCCACCAGAAATTTGCACAGGTACTGCGGGGAATAAATCCAGCCCCACGAATTTTGGATTGCGATATCCCTGTACGATGGTTGATAAGACAGGATCAACAACCCGTACTGCACTATTTTTCATTGCCATTTTTTTAGCCCTCTTCTGTACTTGTTTAAGAAGCCAACTTCACTTCAACGAAGGCACCCGCACCGCTTGATGCCTGCAATGCATAGCCAACCAGGTGTTGTGGGAGCTCGCAACCCGTAACACTTGCCGCCCCCACAATAGACCCTACACCATTCGCAACCGCCGACGTAACCGCGACTGCGCCCCCAGCGACAGCAAGCGTGCCAACACCAACAGCCACCGCCGATGCCGCAATCACACGACCACTTGCGTCACTGACCAGTGCGGCCCCCACGCCAAACACACCACCTGTTTCGATAGGGCTAGTCCCTAAAATAGCAACCTCAAAACCCTCACCAATACTCGCAGGGCGTTGTGAGATACCTTTTACTTCCCCACCTACCGAATTGGTCAATGCATTGCTATAGCTGATACAACGATATTCAAAAACCGTATCAGCAGCTAAGCACGCCAATGCCATCAAAACCGTTCCTTGCTTACTCATGATTCCCCCTAAAACCTAAATTGATTGCACTTTTTTGACCGCAACCAAAAAGTCCACCCCATGTTTTGCCGCATAGTCTTCCGCCTTACTACACAGCGCAGCAGATGCCACATCCACTTCACAACCACGCGGCACAACAAAACCGCTTTGCGCAACACCAATAGTTAGATCAGCAGCTGCCAGCTCACCATGTGGCACTACAGGCGGGGCAGACTCGATCACACTTTTCAGCAAGGCGATATTAGTCTTCCCAAGCTCAATCATTGATTCGCGCTGCCCTGGCGAGAGCTTAACCCCCATCGCAGCCTGCACAACACCAGCCACCTCATCGTCCAATTGCTTGGCACGCAAGGCAACCAGCTCCGCCGAGGTCGTGGTCAGCTTTTGACGCAAGGCAACCAGTTCCGTGCCTTGCGCCACATAACCGCCCGCGACACCCAAACTATTCGCCGCGATAGCATCCGACCCCGCGCTACCTTTAATCAAGGCAACAGCCTTTTGCAGCTCGTTCGCAACATCATCCGCCGTTGCCAATTTAGGCAAATTCAAAAACCAGCGTAAATCTTCCAGCAGCTCTTCCAAATCCATGGAGTCCTCCTTCTTTGTTGTGGTAAGTTTAAAATCGACAGACAAGCGCGCAGCGACTTCCGCCATGCCGTCGATGGCAGGGCTATTGGTCAATGCGGCATTGATAATTTTTTTGATGTGTCCTGTTTTTTTGTCGTACAACAAGACGGGAGAAATGTATTTGTATTCGCCCGCGACAATGTGAGCGCGAGCGCGGTCTGTCCAATCTACCGTGACAAACAGACCTTCACCTTCCACCCAATCGGCGGAGAGCATCCAGCCCGCCGCAGGGGCAGGCTGACCATTTTCGACAGATAACAAGGTTTGATGCTCATAATCAATCACCACCTTGTCAGCTTGCGCAGCCATATCAGCAATCAATACCGCCGCGATAGCCGAATCGACAAACCAATAAGGCGCGTCAGTAGGGCGACCATCGCGACTAGCAAACTGCCCCGCTGGCATCAACTGAGCGCGACCATTGCCGTCAAGCTCAAAAGAGCAAGCGGCAATGGCAAAGTTGGATTGGATAGGTTTGGTTTTCATGTCGCCATTATCGGCAACGTGAATAGGTGAGTTAAGGAGGAACGGGGACAGGGAGTCGGGGGTTTGATTGCTTTTATACTGTAGCAAAACAAAATCGTAAACACAAACTAAAACTATAATCCCCAGCAATAGGCGTTAAGGGGGTGTAGGTCGCGTTAAAGATTTTTAAACGACAAAAGGTATTATGCGCATCATCGAAGGCTTAAAACAGCCTTTATCGACCATCCCAAGCGCGCCGCAGATGCTCACTTAACGTTGCCAAAATTTGCGCTTGCTCATCTGGGTACAAATTACCCGACAAGGTGATTGGTAAAAAAGGACGGGATGGAATAATGACGCGACGGCCTTTGCCCGCTGCCCCACCGAATTGTTGTATGCCCGCATACGCCATGGTGGAAACAACCTTTACGCTATTGTCGTCGGCACGCGAATCAAACTGTCTTGCCAAGTCTCCACCCAAGCCATGCAGCGGGCGTTTGTTCATCGCTATGCCCGCGCCTTTGTAGCTGATCTTACCCTTCACCTGATAGTCAGGGACTTTCCCGCTCTTGTTTGGTTTGCCATTTTTGGTATTGATCCCATTCTTGGCGCGAATATATGCCTCGATAGTTGCGCGGGCATTGGGCTGCCAACGGTTGCCAGCTGGGTCAGTACCTGTATCAAACCGCGTCTTGGTGCGGGCAACCACATCCTCGCCTATCGCTTTCATCACGGGTGTTAAATGTTGCCCCGCGTCTAACAGTCGATTAAAGGCGGATAGGATGCTTGCCTCTTGAACTTTGATGGTGAATTCCATTTTTACCCTATAATGTGCACGGCGGTTTCGTTTAGGACGTTTTAGGCTGGAGGGCGCGCAAGCGCAGCATCAGCCCCCGCCTTTACTGAGTTTTTATCACCAATGACCACAACGCCACAGCGCGGTTTTTCTTCCCTGGTCTAACTTCAAATACGCAACGAAAAAAATCGTTACCTATTTTTTTCCAAACCACAATCATATCCTGACCGTGCATAGACTTTTTGTCACTCAATTGAATGCGGTCAAACTCACTTAATACTTGCCATACCAACGCATAATCACTTGGCGTTGCAGCGCGTTGAGAACCTCCGTCATTGCCATGGCTAGATTCAACGTGTCGCACAGCTTCTGCTGGCAACATGACCATGTAGCCTTGCGTGTCGATCTGCGTCTGAGCTTTAATTTCTGCAAAGCTATCGACAAATCCAAGCCACAATGGATCAGTGCGCTGAGTGTCCATCAACACCTCCTTGGCAAAGGTTGCCGCAGACTGTGTGGCATTGACATACTTGCTGACATCGTAAGACAACGCTTTGCTGATCGCAGGCGGATAACCAATCAGCTTATCCTGCACCATTTGGCGCAATGACGTGTCGGTGTTTGCCCCGAACGCGTAATCAAACCCCTTGTCGATACCCACAGGCGCTCCTGTTTTGGGGTTTATGATGTTCCATCCCGCAGGTGGCGTACCCTTACCAGCAGCTTGCGCACTGGCAAATACCTTGCCATCCACCGCTGTCACATAACAATGACATCCCCAGCCATTCGGTCCGAAGTGCGTTTTCCAAAAAACATGATCGTGAGGCAAGGTCAAGCCGTTCCAGCTTTGGTGCAACGGGCGGGGGTGCAACACGCCATCGCGATGGTGATATTGCCAATAAGGGCGCACCGCCAATAAATCAGGGTCGTTTAACTGCGCCCAACGCCCAGCGGCATAGCTGGTGGACATATTGGTCTGATAAATCACCTTGGTGCGCCAAGCCTCGCCTGCTTTTGTGCCTTCGCCTGTCCAACCTGTCCAGCCGTGATTGAATACGATCTGTTTAAAGTCTTTGCGCCATTCGGTAATACCTAAGCCCTGCGATGCGCCCTTTTCGATAGCGCGATGAAAATCAGCCAATAAATCTGCCTTCAGTACGCCCGCCACGATAAAGGCACGGTCGTGCGCCATGCGCTCAATGTCATCCCAGCGTTCAGTGGGCAAATTCAGCTTTTGGCGCAAAAACGCGATTTGCTCGGCAAAGGGCGTACCAAAGCCAAACTCGGCAGCTTTATTGGGCATGAGCGACATCATCCATGCCTTTAAGCTCTGCCAGGGCAAATGCCGCCGCCATCAGCTTAACCAGATCATCGCTGTTTAGCCCGCCATAAGCCTGCAATAAAGCGGTTTGCAACGCGCCCATATCAGGCGCGTCATTGACCATCTTTTGCACGGACTGCAATAAATCATCCACCAGCGGGGTTGCCGCGTCGGATAGGTTGTTTTCCGCATCTTGCCCAATCTCACCCACCACGGTGGACAAAGCCGCCTTTGCCGCCAAGGGGGCGTTGACAGGATCAGGCGGGGCAACGGGCGCGACGGGTTCCCATTCACCGCCATAAGTGTCTTGCACATATTTCAGCGTGGGGCGTGTCCCACTCATACGCCCTACAATCTCATCGCGTTCCGCCCGCACCTTTAAGTCTTCTGGTTTGGAAAAATCCCACGCCACACGCGGTACATCGTTATGCCCAAGATTTAGCTCCACCAGCCATTTGACTAAAGTGGCGTTTAACGTCCCAGCCAATAGCACCGCATCGGCTTCGGTCAGTTCCAGGCGTACTTCGTTATGCACGGTCGCAGTGCTACTGCCCATGCCTGTGGGGCTGCTATTGGTGGTCAGCGTTTCGCCCAACACTGCGATGCTGATCTGCTTATCCATGTAATCAACCAACGGTTGATACGCCACATTGCCTGACTTGGGCTCTAATAAATTCAGGACGACAGAGTTTGGAATCGTAATACTGGATTCTTGCCCAACGCCGTCAGCCGCCGCTGCAACTTTGTCGATTTGGTCGGAAGGCATCAATTCAGGATGCGTGGCAACCACGGTCGGTGTACCGACTCGCTCGGCATACGCCAGCCAGAAACTAATAGATTGACGTTTAAATACCACAGGCCAATACAACTTGCTGCCCAAGCCTAAGCCATAAGGCGTGCCATCCTTTCCGCCCTGTGCATGGGTAATAAACTTGCGGGCGGGTAGCTCTTCGCCTTTGGTCATATTACCTGAGGTCAATAAGCGCGGTTGATAGGCTTCGTCAAATACAAAGCGACGTTGGTCACGGGCAATAAAGCTCGCGGGCAATAAATAGTCCCCTTGCATTGCCCACATCACTTCCACCACGGAATAGCCTTTTAACACCGCATCCAGCAAGTCTAGGCAAAGCCTGTCAAACGCCAAGTTATTCAGCACGGTCAACACAAACTCAGCCGCCTTTTTAGCGCGCAGGCTGTCGTTGGCTGCCAACACTGTCCAGGGACGTTGCACCACCGCCATTTTGCGCTTTTGCAATACCGCGAAGACTTGAGCATCGCGCTCCAAGTCTTCATAGATGTTTAAGCCTGTGCCGCCCGCTTGCTGTTGCAATACCTTGTCTAGATTGCGCAAGATGCCCGCCATCAAGGGCATATTGAATACATCCCGTGATGCGCCTGCAAATTCGCTTAAGAGTCGTTTGTCCATTTTAGTCCTTATCCAAAAAACCCACGATTACGTTGCGCTCGTCGCGTGCCATGCCGTATGACTACCTCGACCGATCCGCTCAATGCCGCTGCCCACAGCATCTGCAAGGCATCGGGGCCGTCGTCATGGTCTGCCTTGGGGAAGTGGCGTAGTTGGTCTAGCAGCGTGCCTTGCGAGGGGTGTACTTTGATTAAGCCGTTGGCAAAGTGCGGTTGCAGGGTTTCGATGCGTAAATCCTTGTCGGCAATCGGCTTGACGGCGCGGGCAGGCACAGGCACGCCCATCGCTGCTGACCGCTTAACCAGTTCGGTGTACAAGAACTCCTGAAACGCCACCGCTTCAATCGACCATAGCACACACTTCCATTTGCGTTGCAGCTCAATAATGTCCGAGATAATGCGGTCTGGCAGGCGTTTTTTAATGTCCGCTTGCACCACATACAGCCTGCCCGTACTGCGCTGAAAGCCGCCCACCAACAAAGCGGACGGGTCGCGGGAGCTGCCTGCTTTGCCCATAGACGGGTCGCACGCACCAAAGTAAATCAGGTCGTCAGGCAAATCTGTCCAGTAGCACTTGTCCAGGACACTCGCAAAAATCGCGTCATCGCCCGACACAGGGTCATTTTGCTGTTCAGAATCAAACGCCGCCCGCCCATCCCGCGCCCGCTTGACCATCAGGGTGTAGAGCGGCTGCCCTTCTGGCCAGCACACTACTGCGCCCGCCTCCATGTCCGCTTTGAATTCGGCATAGAATCGGTCAGCGGCTTCCACGCCGTGGTTGAGCAACTGTTCTTCCCATGCATCCCACAGGTGCATATTGTCTGGCCACACCTCAATGCTTTTGAAGCGTTTGGCATTCCACAGGGGGTTATTCAGCAAGCGAGCCAGCACGGCATCGTAGTGCAGCACTGTGCCGATGATGATGACATCCATACTATCGTCCGCCGCGCCGAGTGACAGCACGGTTTTCATCAGCCAGTTGTGCAGCTTGTCGCGCTGGTCGGGTGAGCGCACGTTCTCGTCATTTTCGAGGTCGTCGCCCACTGCTAAATCCACGCGATACGGTCCGTGGCGCAAACCGCGCATCCGCTTGCCAGAGCCAAACGCCTGAATCTTGGCATCGTTCTTGGTGATAATCGTGCCGACTTGCCACACACGCCCTTGCCCTGTGGCTTCGGGGAAGTCCATCGCCAAGCGAGGGTTGAATTCCAGTTCGGCTTTAATCGCTTCCAGCATGGTGGATGCCTGATCCATCGCATCCATGATGATGACGGGGTAATGCTTACGCCCTGTAATGACGCACCACAGCACGAAAATCTGTGTGACCAAGGTCGATTTCGCGTTACCACGCGGCGCGGCAATGACTTCATGGTCACCTTTGCCGTTATCGACGATTTCAGGCAGGCGCGCATACAGATAGGTATGCAGCTCCGCCTCGCCGTGCTTGATGTAATGCGGGAAGTAAGTCTTGGCAAAGTAGCGAAAGTCGTTGGTTGCCCGCTTACGACGCGCTGCCATAGCAACCACGTCGCTGGCGAAGCCTTCGACATTCGCCTCAATTTGCGCACGGAACGCCTGCGACAGCTTGGCGATTTCTGCCAAAAAGGCTTTGCGGGTGGTTTGATTAGCCATACAACTTCGCCAATTCCTCGCCAAACGGCTCTAACACCTCCAGCAAGGCCGCCGCGTGCTTGGGGTATTTTTTACCAGTGTACTCAGCGAACTTATGCAGCACGTCCATGCCCACGCCCAGCTTATCGGTTTCGGGCATCATGCGTTTGCTCATGCTGGACATTTTGGAAAACGAATCCGCCAGACTTGCCAGCATTTGCACTTTGACCATGGGAGACATATCTGGGTTGGTTTGGATTTCTTCCAGCGTCGATTGGGTTTGGGTCATCACGGCCGCTAATACCTGGCGGATCACACCCTCGCCCCCAGCGGCGGAAATTTGGGCAGCACGCGCCTTGTCCCAGTCATCCCCTTCTTTGAAGGCTGCTCGCTTCCAGTTGCGCGCTGTTCCCATGGGGATGTCGTTTTTGAGCGCGGCGACCTCTAGCGATAATTGCTCAAACACATAGCTAGACCGCACGGCACGGCGGGTGTCCAAATCATGTGCCATGAATCACCCCTCCATCAGGCGCAGGGCGGCGCACACCAGGCGATATGCTGCGCCCAAGTGCCACATCTTCGCCGCGCACGGTCAATTGCACACCGCAGCCCGCTGGCAAGCGTTCTACAAAGCCCATTTCAGCCAACCAAGCCAATTCAGTCTTGAGCAAATCACGGCTGACCACAAAGCCCGCGCTTGCCAATTGCGTGCGCAACACCTCATCTGCCAAGGTATAGCCAGCGGCAAAGTACAGCGTCAGCAAAATCGCCAAGCGGCGGGCTTGCTGCACGTTTTCTTGATAAGCACTCATTTGCGCTCCATCAAAGTTTCGTGGATCAGATGCAGCGTGGTTGACGCGCCTTTGAATTCACCTTTCAGACCGTTAAGCGCACTGGATAAGTCAGATAATTTTTCGTGGAGTTTAACGATGTCGGCGTGCGTGGGAGATTTGCTTACGTCAGATTCCAATCGGCTGATGCGCTCTGAATGCTCATCAATTTTAGTTTCGATATGACTTTCCAGTTTGCTGATGCGCTCATTGGTGACTTTGTTTTTACCCGACATAAACACATAAAACCCTGTGCCTGCGGTCAAGATAAATTGGAGAACCTGAAAGCCAAATTCAACCCAGCGGTTTTCCATGATTACCCCCGATCCGCCATCAATTGCGTTTTTGCTTTACTGCCAGCAGATGACCCAAAGTAGTACGACAACACCAAAGTCAACGCGGCATCCAGCGTACCTAACACCCGCGCAATCAGTTCTCGCATGGTAGGGTCAATCACATTGGTCAGCAAAAAACCTTGCACCACCAACCAACCGACCACCACCAGCCCCGCCAAGATGCGCGGGGTGAGGCTATCGCCTGTGCTGATTTCGCGTTGACGGGCGTTTTGGGTGTCAGCGGTGGCGATTTTGGCAAGTTCTTCGGCATGGGCAAAACCCATGGCTTGCATTTTGACCATAAAGTCATGGTCAGCTTGCTTCAATGCCACCAATTGCTCAGGCGTGGCTTGGGCAATCGCCGCTTGCACCGCATTGGGTTGCGCAGCATCCACCTCCACGCCCAACACATCACCCACCGTCTTTGCCGCCATTCCCACCAACATCGGCACATTGCCCGTCGCCGCAGCACCTATCCACGGCAAAATTTTATTTAACAAATCCACGCCACACCCCCCAAAAGAACAATGCGCCCAGCTTACGCGGGCGCATTGAAAGATTTAAGGAGGTCAGTATTCCGCCTTGGATGAGGCATAGGGTTTATTGCTTAATTCGGGCTGTCAGATTGGTCTTTTATTTTTTAACCTAACACTTTTAAGAAGGGAATGCAATGACAGAAAACCAAGGAACATACCTAGAACCGCGCTATCAAGAAGCGGTGGATATTGCCAAAAAGTTTAAAAAAGTATCAGGTAATTTGTTGTGCGGGAATTTAAATATCGGCTACAACCACGCTTGCCGACTATTGGAAGCCATGACCGAAAACCGCGTGATTGAACGCAAAATGGGCAGATATGGGGCGGAGTATCATTTGATTGAGCCGCGTGAATACGCTGCTTGTGCAGACTAAAAACTTGCCCAAAATGCCAACTTGCGCATTTTGGATAAATCGTCGTCAACTAACCTACAAAAGGACAAACCATGCCCCCACAAACTAACCACCCAAAACAAACCCGCGAACAGGCACAGGAAATCGTCAATCTCCTGGAACACCAAATCGACCCAAACAACTCGACCAGCATGGATGCCTACTGGCTGGCGATGCAGATGCTGTTTGGACCCGAAGAATCGGTTAAATACCTTTATCGCTTGGCAAAATAAGCGCACATAAACGCTGATAAACAGACTCAAACACCTGCATTCCTACTGGCATATCGGAATGTGGCTTAACTTCTTTAGGCAAGACATGATTTTTATCTTCTAAGATAACCACAGTGAGTTGTGCGGCTATTTTGGCTAGTTCAATTTGCTCGTTCATCATCTTCTCCTTTAGTTAAAAATCTTTACCTCACCCCTCCCAGCAATGGCGAGGGGTTTTTTAGGCGCGCTTTTTGGTTATTTGCGGTTGCGCCAACTCAATGCTTGTTGTCGCAAGGGCGGCCTTTCCACTCGGCGCACAGGCGCGATAGTGGTTAATTAGCATTTGTTCATCACTCGTAAGGGCTGCGGGCGCGCTGCGCTGGCCTGTCAGGATGTACAGCACGTCTGCACCCTTTTCAGCAATGGCGGAAAGATATGCCGCATCGGGCATACGCTCATCTTTCTCATATTTCAATTGAGCTTGCTTCAACACCCCGCCTATTGCCCCGAACTCGGTTTGGCTCTTTCCAGAGAGTTCCCTAACTTCTTTTAATCTTTTTCCAAAGGTACTCATTTAAACCCCAAAATGTGTTGACAGGTACGCAAACGAGTACCATAATGCACCACATCAACAACAAATCAATAGCAACACAAACAGACGAAAGGAAATCAGATGAATAAGCCTATCACCCCCGAACAACTGAAAGCCAATTTTAACCGCGAAGGAAAAACCTTTGCCGACTGGGCGCGTGACCGCAAGTACACACCGCAAGAAGTTTATCGCGTGGTCAATGGCTTGTGCAAAGCCAAACGCGGCAAGTCGCACCGCATCGCGGTGGAACTGGGCTTAAAACCCCAAGCCGCTGCGTAATTTTACCCCAAAAGAGAAGGAGAACAGCATGAAACCACAAACACTAAAAGCCATGGTGGCACATCCAAAAACAGGTGAGCCATTTCAACCGCAAATCACTCTGATGCAAGACTTGGTGACGCGTCAAATCATCGCATTCAACGCCAAGCACGGCCGCTGTCTTGTTTACAAATCAGACGGAGGATGCGCGCAGTCACTCCCACCGTTCAATCCAAAAAGTCGCGGTGTGATTGAGCGGTTGTGGGGCGATATTCAACAATCTAATTTCTTGGCACTGGCATAGGAGAACAGCATGAAGGAAAAACAAAGAAAACCGCATCACAAATGTCATGCGGTTAAGTTTAAGACAAAAAACAAAGGCATTACATCTGTTGCTTTTTGGACATCGTTTTCAGAGATGTTTGGCTCGCCTCATCGCTGTTTGAGCAAATCAAGATAATTCGCAAGGGCATTTCTATTATCGGTTTGCCCCATTATTTCAAAAGCTAGAGAAGCGGTTGAAAGTTCAAGAGTCAGCGCATCGACGTTCAACAATTTCGTCGCTTCTAGTTGCTTGATAAGAGCAGTTAAAACAGTAAGTGAAACAAGGGCTCGCGAGTCGTTACAAGTTTCCATGGGGGTTCTCCAGTAGGTTAGTTAAAAAATGCGTTTACGGAACGCGCATGGATTTTAGCACTGGCAGTATCCCCACCCATTTCATTATTAGGAGAACAGCATGAACCAACTGATCCATCAATCTAACGACCGCTTGTTTGTGACCTCGTTGGAAATCGCCGAACACTTTGGCAAACGTCACTCAGACCTAACAAGAGCGATTCAAAACCTTGAATGCTCAAAAGATTTTTGTGACCGCAATTTTGCGGAGACATCGACATCGGTTGCCCAACCAAACGGCGGCGTGCGCGAAGTCCCGATGTACACCATAACCCGCGATGGCTTTGTATTCCTGTGCATGGGCTTTACGGGGGCAGTGGCGGCACAGTGGAAGGAACGCTATATCAATGCCTTCAACGAAATGGAAGCGGCGTTGCGTAAAAGCCAAGTGCATCCGCAACAACTTGCC